GGGGCAAACCCGAAGAAATCCGCATTCAGTGCCTGGAAGGCCAGATTGCGCGAGGGGGTGCCACCAGAGACCATGCTGGATGGTGTGAGGCGTTACGCGAGATACCTGGCGGCTACCGGGAAAACGGGAACGGAATTTGTTCAGCGAGCGACGACGTTTTTTGGGCCGGACCGGAATTTTGAAAACCCCTGGTTGCTCCCGGTAAGCGGCACGAACAACCAGCGTTGTGTGAATCATATTTCTGAACCGGATACCGAAATTCCGCCGGGATTCAGGGGGTGATGTGGCATGAAAAACATTGCGGCAGCCGGGGTTCTTGAACGTATTCACAGACTTGCACCACAGGGGGCGGTTCCACCGTACCGGACGGTGGAGGAGTGGCGGGAATGGCAACTTGCTGAAGGACGAAAACGCAGCGAGGAGATTAACCGCCAGAATCGCCAGTTGCGGGTGGAAAAAATCCTGAATCGTTCGGGCATCCAGCCTCTGCACAGCAAATGCTCGTTTGCGAATTATCAGGTGCAGAACGACGGGCAAAAATACGCGCTGAGCCAGGCCAAATCCATAGCTGACGAACTGATGACCGGGTGCACGAATTTTGTGTTCAGCGGTAAAACCGGCACCGGGAAAAATCACCTTGCAGCGGCGATGGGTAACTGGCTGATGGCGAAGGGGCGCAGCGTGATTATCGTCACCGTGTCTGATGTCATGAGCGTGTTGCATGACAGCTACGACAACGGCAAATCCGGTGAAAAATTTTTACAGGAGCTTTGCGGGGTTGATTTGCTGGTCCTGGATGAAATAGGCATTCAGCGGGAGACGAAAAACGAGCAGGTGGTATTGCACCAGATAATTGATCGCCGGACAGCATCACTGTGCAGTGTCGGGATGTTAACAAACCTGAATCATGCCGCAATGAGCACGCTTCTTGGTGAGAGGATTATGGACCGCATGACCATGAACGGTTGTCGGTGGGTGACGTTTAACTGGGATAGCTGGCGTTCAAATGTCAGCTTTCCGGGAGTTGTGAAGTAATTTTTGTTGGAGGATGTTTTAATGGAAACTGTATTTGACGCACTGAAAGCACTGAAAAGAGCCTCTTCACATGTGGTGGCGTCCCGCCTTGGAATCAGCCGTGAAGATGCGGTCAACGAACTGTGGAAACTGAAGCGCCGTGGTGAAGCGGATAACAAGGGTTCGATGTGGTGGCTGATTCAGGCTGGTGAAAGTGAACCAGTGTCACCGGTACCGAAAGTGACAGCGCAAATGCTGACTGAGGCGATTGAACAACATGGCCCACAAACGGCGGATGAGCTGGCACTGATGTTCGGGATTACCTCCCGCCGGGCGAATTCATCGCTGGCCATGGCAATCAGCAAAGGGCGTCTGATTCGCGTGAATCAGGGCGGTAAATTTCGGTACTGCATACCGGGCGCTGATTTACCGGCAGAGCCGAAAGCCGCATCCATAGCGGAAACGGATGGTAAAGTCTTTCCTCAGCCAGCAGGTGTTGCGTTACCGGTACAGGAAGCTGCAACACAGGAAGAAATTAAAACAGAAACTGTGGCGGACATTGTGCAGTCGTTGCCATCGTTCACCGAAACGCAAGCGGATGACCTGGTTTTACCATCGCTGCATATGGCAAACCGCGAACTGCGTCGGGCGAAAAGTCATGTCCAGAAGTGGGAGCGTGTCTGCGCCGCGTTGCGGGAGCTGAACAAGCACCGGGATATTGTTCGACAGATTGTCGATTCCTCCGGTCGTATTGTGTCGGAAAAGTGATTGCCGGGGGCGCTTATGGCAAAAGTATTTACACAGGAAGAGCGGGAAAAAATTAAGGGGCAGGTTGTTGAACTCGTACGCCAGAGTGGGCGCGAGACGTTACGACAACTGGAAGCTAAAACCGGGGCGACAAGATATTTAATAAGCGTTCTCGCCAGAGAGCTGGTTGCCAGTGGGGATGTATACAACTCTGGCTACGGGTTATTCCCGTCTGAACAGGCTCGTAAGGACTGGCAAAACGCCCGCAAAAAACTCTCGAGGGCAAAGCTGAAGAAACCATCTGTGGTTGATCCGGACCTTATCTGGTCATTACCAGACGGAGAAATACGCCGCTACGACAGACATCAGAACATAATCTGTCGCGAGTGCCGGAAGAGTGAAGTTATGCAGCGTGTACCGGCTTTCTATCAGGGTGATTTTCAGGAGGCGGTACTGTGAGTGAAATTAGCTATCAGGCTTCAATTACCGCTGGC